TATTCTTCATTAATGCTCTAATAGCATTATTAATATTAGAAGGTAGCATACCTTCTGCTACAGAAATGGTATTTAATGTTGTGTTATTAGCTTGTGTTGTTGAATAATCTTTTATCCCTGCCATTTAGTCTCCTATAAACCAAGCAAATGCTTTATTGTTTTCTTTATTTTTTTCATTAATTAATGCATTAATAGCTTCCTCAATTTGTCTTTGAAAGAACTCTTGAGTCTCAAAACTATATCTAACATTATCTATATCAGTTTTATCTGTCATCTTATTCCTGCTTTTGATGCAATTAAATCAATTCCTTGTGCATGATTCCATGCAACACCACTAGGTGTTTTAACATTAATTTTAACATATCTACCAGACTGTCTTACTGGATTTATACCAGTTGAGTTCATAGATATTTCACTAGATTCATTAACACTATCAGCTAATCTATCTCTAGTTTTAATTTTAACTGTAGCTTGTGCATCTACTATTGGTCTAATAGATTGAACATTACTTCTAAATCCTGGATACAATTCTATTTCAGAAGTTTCTATTTCACCTTCATTATCAGTACCTGAAAAAATAGCAGCTTTATAATCGCTATCTATAGCACCTAAAAATAATTGTCCACCATTCCAAAAGTCAGTATCTAATGCAATATTAATCTGATCTAAATTTTGAGATATAATATCCATTAGTTCTACAGTATAAGCTCCTACAAATTGTGCAAATATGGTACTAGCATTAGCTTCTGCTAAAGACCATTTTTTTGTAGCATAATTATAAATCAGTATTCTATCGCATATTCCAGTAGTATTGGAAGTATTATTTACACTAGGGTACAACCATAAAGCCAACTGATTAAATGGGTCTACAGCAGCGCAAATTCTATCTGTATATGCTTTATTAAGATTTAAATCAAAAAATCTATTAACTTTTTCTGCTCCAATAGAAACTACACTATCACCATTAATTTCAAAAAATCCATCATCTGCATAGAAAAATACTCGTCTATTATCTTGGCAAACTGTTCTTCCATATACAGCACCTCTATTTGGTGATATAACTGATAATCTAAATACAGTAGCTCCACCAACATAGTCCATACGAATTATTTGATTTTGCCTAAATACATAGCCTATTTCTCCAGAAGTAATGTGTACTATTTCACCACCTGATCCTGGAAGATCTTGTAAATCAGATTGTTTAGATCCAGATGCCCAAGTAGCTATATCATTGATACCTGACCATTGTATTCTATTTTGTGCATTAGTATGATTACCAGTTACTAAAAAATCCCTAATAACACCTGAAACTCTAAATGTTGGTAATGTTCCACTAGTTACAATACTAGATAAATTTGCAAAATTAGTTGATGTTCCCATCAAATAATATTGAGGTGTATCTATACCATTAGAAGCAATTACATAATTACCAAACTGAGTAAATGTAAAGTAATCAGTATTAGTTCCTGTTAAACTTCCTTTTCTTGATGTGAATGTACCACCATCTAATTGATAAATATCTGTATTGTTAGCTACAAAGTTATATACGTTTCCTGAGTTATCTCTAAAAGAACCAGCTCCTCTTGAGTCTGTACTAATATTATTAGATGAATAGTCTACCAAAGAAGGAAATCTCTTATAAGAATTAAGAGCATAATAAACATTAGTTGCTACATTGGCTCCTGGATTCATATGTTCAGGTTGATCAGGTAGCCATTCTCCAAAAGGTATTTGCATTATCTATTCCTATAAAATGATAAATCAGTTTGAACATCTGTTCTTTGTTGAACAGGTGCACCACCATAAGAATCTTGTCTGTCATTATTTTCACATCTTTCTAATGCTGATGAATACATAGCTAACCAATTTTGTGCTTGATTAGGTTCTATTCCACCAAGAAAGTTAGATGCATGGTATAAGGATCCATATAAATATATAGCTGGATGATTAGCTAAAATATAATTTGATGTATTAGAATCACTAAGAGTTGTGATGTTTTTATAATACGATAAATAACCTGTGTAAGATGTATCAGGTGCTGGCCCAAATCTAAATTGTTCAGTACCATTATCAGATTCTATTGTATAAGATCTAGGTCTACCAGTTCTTGATCCACCTCTTATTTCAAACATATTGCCTGGAGTAATATATTCTAATGGATATTTAGTACTTGATACTAATAAATATAAAGATCTAACTGCAATAAAACCAGATGGTACACTTACAGTTTCAGCATTGATAGTTAATGTATCAATCTGTTCCATTTGTCTAATTCTTAGCTTAGCATTAAAATCAGCTTCAGTAAGTTTAATAAAATCACCAGATATTTCTGATGTAAGATCTGATCTATTAAGCCAATTAGCTATAGATGTTTTTAATTCTGCGTATGTTGAAATAGCCATTATAAATTTCCTGATGCTGTTCTAAAATATCTAAACTCACTAGAGTTTAGTTTTCTTCTCATTATTTGTCTTTGAATATCTTTTGGTAATCCAAACCAATTGTTACTACCATTATACTCTTTAGCCCAGATCTGCAAAACTAATGGAGGAATACTAGCTACTCGTTTCATTTCTTTCGCTTTAGTTAAATAACCATCATCATGATTGTAAAGTTCTTTATTTCTTTTTAATAAAGGATTTACATCTTGTTGATTATTGATAGTTAATTTACCATCAGACTCTTGGATATATCGAGTCTTTATACCACCATCATATTCTACAGATCTAACTTTTCCCATTATTCTGATAATTCAGTTACGTATAAATTGACAGTTCCTATTACTGCTACTTTTTCGCCAGGCGAAACTTTAAAATATTCAGAAGTTTTAGACTCCATAAAAATTTTAGAAGTAGTAGCTGTTGGATTTACACCAAACTCAATATGACAATCTGCATCTGGAATAATTCTAACATATTCAATGTTAGCGCTAAATGCTGCTGATTGAGCTGATGTACCTGCAGAGTTAACTTTTTGTGTTGAAACAGGTCTCATAGCAATGTGCATAAATTTCTCCTAAGTGTTATGGGGATGTTGCCATCCCCAAATTAATTATCTTCTTATAACGAATGTAACTACAGCTTTTGCAGTTCCAGTTGAAGCACCATCAGTTATCATTTCGATAGCTTGTCCTTCATTGATGTCGTTATTAGCAGTTGGCTCAGATGAATCTACATCACCTGCTGCTGAACCTGAATTAGCAATAGTAATACCACCATTAGTAATTGCAGTTCCACCGATTTCAAAACTTATTCCTGCATCAGCTCCAGATATAGCTCCTTGTAAAGCTGTAAAAATTTTAATAATTTTTCCATTGTCTGGTACTGCAACGAATGTTGAAGATGCAGTACTTACGTCTGCGATTGTTGATGTAATAAAGTAATCGTTTAATGTTCTCATGTTATTCCTTAAATGTTCCGACCTTAACCTTCTCTCAGATCTTCATTGTTAGAATCTGCTGGGGGAGCAGATTTATAGGTTACTCCCCCAAACAGTTATATTTATTATGAAGTAGTTAAGTCAGCAATTAAGCCTGACGCACCTTCGTTTCTTGACTCAAGAGTTGCTTCTACTAAAAGCTGTCTCTTTTCAGTATCACCAGTTTTTGCAAGTTCATGCATAGTGAAATCTCTCAAGAACGCAATACCCCAGTAGTTCATATCTAGAACCCAAGCATCTCTATCTCTAGAGAATCTGTTAGGTACTACTTGCAATTGACCGAAGTCAGATGCATATACGTCTACTGATGTGTATAAAGTAGCATCAGCACCTGCATCAAATCTAGTACTGTTACCAGTAAATCCTGATAACTTTTGTTTGTTGAATGGGCCAACCATAATCATAGTTGGATCACCACCAGCATTCCATACTGATTTAATTACAGATTTTAATTGTGCTTCTGTGAAAGCTCTTTGAGTTCCATCAGTTCTAGCAGTATTACCTATACCAGTTCCTGATGCACCATCAGATGCAAAGTCATCATTAGTGATAACCCATGAACCTAATGTACCCATTTTTCTAGCTGTACCAGAACCACCAGTTACTTCAGCAATGTTAGAAGTTACAGTTGCTTCCATATCTCTTTTTAGTTCTTTTGCTTTTTTAGCAATTTGGTAAGCTAATTCAGAAGCTCTACCTGCTTTGTCTACTGCTTCTTGTGTACCAGATATAGTGATAACTTTGTCCATAATTTGAGCAGAGTTAGATAATCTAGTAGTTGCAGTAAGAGCATCTACAGTTGCTTCATCACCTTCGATTACAGCATTGTCAGTAGCAGCTGCTGCTAAAGCATCTGTTTGCCATTCGTGTAAAACTGCAGTAGCTTGTGTTTTTGCTGCTGAGCTAATGAATGGCGTATCTGTTGGGGAGATACTATAGATAACGTCAGAAAGATCTTCTCTTTCACCTACACTATCATAAGTATCAAATGTATTTGTTGGTTGTGCCATTTGTTATTTCCTTTGTTGAGATTTAAGATTAATAATATCAAGCAAAGCACTTTTAGCATCATTTATGCTTCCAGATTTTCTTAGCTTGTTTATTTTATTTCTTATTACTTCTCGACCTGAACTAACGTTTTGCTTAGCAACACCTGATTTAACAACTTTTGGTGCATTGGCTACTTTCTTTTGAACTATAGGTTTTTTATTTTGTAATGACTTATAGCCCATAGCATCCTTTGCGACCATTAGAAATCTGTGATCTGCAAGTGATCCAATCTCTTGATCATTAAAACCATAATCTCGTAATGTATTACGCATATCAATTTTAAATGTATCAGCTTTACTTGGATCTGCAAACTCAGGTATCTTTTGTGCTGCTAACTCTTTTTGTGTTTCAAGGAAATCATTGTATTGTTTATGTTGAGCTTCTCTTGCTTTAGATTTCATTTCTTCAATCTTTTCAGATTGTTGACGTAATTGAAATTCTAAACGAGCTGCTGCAACTGGATCTTCATCAAATAATTTTTGAAGATCTTGACCACCTTGTTGTTGTCTGATAAATTCATCAGCAGTAGCAATTGTATCGTTAAGTTCTTTGAGTCTTGTTTCATAAGATTGACGCAAACTATTCTTTTGTTCTTCAAGAGATTTTCTTTCTTGACTTAAAGAATGAGTTTTTTGTCTATAATCTGAGTCTCTAGAATAACCAGCTTTCAGCTCATCAAGGCTAACCTCTATCTCTTGACCATTAACTTTTAATCGGTGGAGATTTGGTTCCTCTAATTCTGTTTGTTGTTCTTCTGTGACCTCAGTATTTTCAGATTCTTGTTCATTAGTTGCTTCAGACTCAGCTTGACTTTCTTGAACTTCCTGTTGCTCAGGTTCAGATTCTGATGGCTCTACTTTTTTAATTTCAGTTTCTTGTTGATCTTGTGGATTCAATAATCCTGAGATTTTTTCAGCAGCACCTTCTAGGTTTTGTGTTTCTGACATATCGTTCCTTTATAGTTGGTTGACGAATTTGACGTTGCGTTAGCTTAACGTCTTTTATTTAATTGATCTAACTCTTGTTGAGTTAGTTTTCCGCTTTCCATGATACTAAGTAAATGACCTCTGATTTTTTCTACAAGATTGTAGGCTACCCAAAGGTGAGTACGTTTTTCATTTTCAGCGAATTTTGTATTAAAGATTTCCTGTTTATATATTTCTAGGAGATCTTCAAATGCTGTCTTCAGTAGGGGATCGTTCAGAAGTTGTTCTGCCCTCTTGCCCTGCCTGATCTGTGTTTCCTTGTCCATTAAAGAATTGACCTTGACCTTTCACTATTTCTTTCATTAAATCACCAGACTTATTAAGATCTGCTTGTTCTAACATTGATCTTCGTTTTAATTCTAGTTCATCAATTTTAGTTCCATACTTTAACTCAAGATCTTTAATTTTCAACTCAAAATCTAATAATTGTTGTCTCATTTGAGCTTCAATACGTTTCATCTCAACATTGTTTTTCATTACAGCTCTTTGGTTTTCACCTTGTACTTGAGCTAATGTAACCTTTTCAAACTCTGTTGGTGGTTTAGGAGGAAGTGGTGGCATTTGAGCTGCACCTACTTCTGGATCCATAAAGAAAGGCTCAATACTACTTAAACCTGCATTTTCAACAAGTTTCTTTAATGAGTTATAAATGTTTCTTAAATTAACCATAGGGCCATAAACATTTTGTTGTAAGTTTATAGCCTGCATTTGTCTTTCAAGAATAGCATTAATTAAGATCAATTGTTGTTCTTTTGATCCAGTACCTAATCCTACTCTTACAGTAACATTAACCCTATCCTTCCATTCATATGGTCGCATAGGGATATATTTACCTCTTATTCTAACAATCTTTTCTTTTTGTTGGTATTTACAAATAAGTTCAAATAATTTTAAACCTAAATCTCTTACACCTGTTTCAGCAAAGATTCTAGCAATTAACTCCATTCTCATTTGAGATTGAGTTAACACTTGGTTCATACCAGTAGCTGTTTTATTATTTAATGAATCTGGATTTAATCCTTGTGCAGTTTTACTTACACCAGTTCTAGATTCTTTAACAGCATCTAAATATCCTAACATACCACTAGCTTGATCTGTAATAGGTTGTGCCTGAATAGGCATCATTACATTTTGTGGTGGTTGTTTAGTTCTAACAATTCCTCCTGGTCTATTTGTTAATAGATCATCCATAGCTACTTGACCATCTTGGATTGCTACTCTGTTATTATTTGTTAGATACATGTTATCTAACATTTGTCTCATAACAGTAGATTTAATTAATTGTATATCTTCTACTAATTCTGCAATAGATCTACCATGAAATCTGTGAGGCATGATAACTGGAGTCATAGATATGAAAGGCATGTTATCTACTTCTTCAATATCTAAAAGTTTAGTAGCTTCACCAGCTGTAGTAATTTTTAATAACTCAGCTTTACCATCACCATCTACATCCATTCGAATATAAGATTCATGGATTAATACATCTTGAGTAGATTCATCTCCATCTGTTTGACCATGTGAGAAATCTACATTTTGATGTCTTACGAATTTATCTTCTGTATAATAATCAGTATCACCAGTAGGTAATGAATCAACTAGCTCTTGATCATAACCCATTTCAACTAATTCTGTTTTAGTCTTTTGAGTTCTATGGCAAATAAAATTTGCAGTTTCAATAGACTTACATCTTCTTTCAATTAAAAATTCTTCAGGTGGTACTGGTTCTATAGTAACTTTACCATATAGTTTAGTTCTATGAATAACTACATCATGTAGTTTAACTTTATCTATTTCTTTACCACGATCATCAGTAATAGGTTCTTCGTATTCTGTATGAGCTGATACTTTAACTTCAGCATTATCTACAAGATCATTAAACTCATCATCAGTTAATCTTGTATATTCTTCTCTTTCAGTTTTTTGTGAGTTATCCCAAAATACTTTTAAGATACCATTCTTTTGAATTAAGGCATCTTTGAATGCAGAATATAAAGCTATAAAACCATTATTCTCTTTATAGAAAATATGGTTAAGATAGTCAGAACATTGTCTAGCCATTTCTTCATCTTCAGGCCCAA